AGAATTTGATTAGATGATCCACCTTCAACCAGAATTCTTTCCTTAACAATAACTTCGTCGAATACAACAGAAAGTCTGGAAGGATCCTGACCAGCAATAGTTGGGATTGGAATATCGAATGTTTGTTGCTTACCAGAGGATGCAGAATACTTAGTATTACCGATGAAGAAGTCTCCATCACTGTTCATACCAGTGTAAACAACTTGACCACCAGATTTTTCTTGTGCTTGTGCTAAGAAATCTTCTCTCTCAGATAGAGTTCTTACCTGAACCTGTGGTAAACCAGTTGAGTAGTTACCAGGTCCATAACCAAGATATTCAAAGGTGTGACCAGAAGCACGAAGGATAGATGGTCTACGAAGTTCAACAGCAAGTGGTTTAATCTTTCTGATTAATGAATTTGCTGGGTGATCCTGTTTCGCAGTTCCGAGAGATCCACGAATAACAGTGATTTCATTGGAACCAGAACCAGTAAGAGTGCTACTTGCAACTCTCATGATCTCATCATTAACCTTAATAAAGCTTCCTAGTGGGAATCTTGCGGTAGTTCCAACACCAACACTACCCTGAACAGAGTTTGTTACGATAGCGAAGGAAGATTTACCTCCAGAAGATGCTGTAGTAACATCATTAACGAGTGAACCAAACTGATTATCATAAAGAGGAATACCTCTAGAACCTAGATTCTCATTGTCAACATTTGAAGAGAAGTTGTTTGCATTGAAACCATGCTTCAAGACACGATTTGCACTTGCACTAATTTCTTTTCCAACTGTGAATGTAGTGATTCCTACAGAGTCCTTAACAATAAAGTCACCAAGGTTATTATCAGAAGAGTCGAGAATTCTTAACTGATTACCAGCAACTAATCCGTGTGCAGTGCTTGTAGTAATAGTTGTAATTCCTGCAAGTGCATCATATACACGAGTGCTTACACTTGCTGATGGTCCAATATTAAATACGACTTGATTTTCAAAGATCTCTGGATCACCAGATGTTTTTGCAATCGCAATCTCATTCCTAGAAGGAATAGAAGAAATTCTATAGAGACCATCAGTAACGGTTCCAAGACCAGTTACCTGAAGAGCATTATTATCTGGAGATACTAAACAAGCAGCATTAATTGTAATACTTGCTCCAGCAAATCCCTGGAAATGTAATGTATCTCCAGCAGAGTATCCAGAACCAGATGCTGCAATTTTAACAGATGTGATTGAACCACCTGTTACGGTAACGTCAGCAGTAGCACCTTGCCAAACTGTGAAGGTATTGTCGTTGTAAAGTCTAACACTGAAGTAAGATCCATTATCGAATCCACTACCACCTGTTAGAACACTAAAATCAATAATACCACCTAGTCCATGATCTTGTTTTGTTGTAATTGTTGCAACACCAACAGATACTGGAGAAGTTCTCAATACCTTAGGGGTTACACCAAATTTGCTAACAGCAATATCTACAGTTTCTCTGGTGATACTCTTTTGGAGATCATTAGTTTGAACATCTCCTAGAGGGAATCTTTGTGCAAAGGATTTCGATGCTCCAGGGTTATCAACTTTATTGTCACGATCTAACTGGGGATATAGATTAGTTACATTCTGCTCATACTCATAATTAGTAAATTCTTCTGTAACTTGGTTAGATGCATTGAGGACATATAGGTGGTAGATACCATCAGAAACATTCTCTTCATATGGAGAAATGATATCTCTTCTGTAGATATAGAGATTTGATTCTAGGTCATTTCTCTCGAATCTTGGTAGATTTGTATCTCTTGTTGCAGAAGAAGATCCAGTATAATCACCAACGTTGTGAGTAACACCATCTCTGTCAGTCGTTGAATATGTAAAGGTCATAGTGTCAACGACACTTTCGACCACGAAATCACCATTATATCCACTTACACCAACACCAGTTGGATTTCCAGTTGATTTAACGTTTTTGACAAGAACGCGATCACCAACATCCAATTTGTGTGGTTGTTCCGTAATAATTGTAACTTCATTAGATGCTACAGAACAAGTGCTAATAAATCCTGGATTTCTCTTGAATCTGACGTTATCTACATCAAGTGTTGATAATGAAAGTTCAGCATCTGTAAGTGCTCCAGTAATACTAGATTCTTGGATAACAAATCCTTCTTGTGGATCTTTTGCACCTTTTGTTTCTTTTGGAATTACAAATCTGAGTTTGTAAATCTTTTCATCAATACTTCTATTATCAGGTGTTCTCTTGAAGAAAGTAACATCTGTTCTATCTTCACCAAAACCAGCAACACCTAGAGTGTCTATCTGATTATAGATGTCGTTCCCCTGATTTACATAAACGAACCAGTTGTTATTATTGGGGTCATACTGAATTGGAGATCCAATTTCTCCAGAATCTCTGTCAGTAACTCTACTAATGATTCTCAGATTAGATCCACCGTATAATTTCAGTGGAAGATCATTAGTAGCATTTGCAAGTGTAGATGCTAACTTAATTTGGTTTGCATTCTGAGTCGTAATTACATAATATGGTCTATTTGGTTCAAGTCCTTCAGGAAGATCAGCATCATCACTGATTACAATAACCTTTTCACCAGTTCTAAGATTATGATTGCTATCTAGAACTAAGAAATTAAAGTCTGGTGATTGTGTTCCTCTAACAACAATAAATTCTTTTTTAGATGAGGAAGATCCAGTTGGAGTAACTTGAGATGCAGTTACATCACTATCAGTCATGAAGACTGAACAACTTGCAATACCTACTGAAGCTGCTGCTGGGAGATCTAGATATAATTTTTCTTCCTGTCTCGCACCAACTCTGTAACCAGATATTAGATTTGGTGGGACATTATCTCTAGTATTGAATCCAAAGAGATATAGGTGACTTGTAATACCAACTGCAGTAGTTAGACCAACGTCAATGGGAATCCAATCAACGTTTACTGATCTATCCTCAATAGATTTTGGTGAGATGATGTGAGTAACATATCCATGATCATCTTTATCAAATGCCTTTTTCTTAAATCCTTCTGCAACCAGTGCAGTTTGACCAAAGTTAGAGTTGGAGTTTGTAATCGATGCATCAGCACCAGATTCTGCACTAAAATGTCTATTGAAACCAATGGCGAAGACTGAAACGATCTGTAGAATAGCATCGTTTCTCTGTTGAACGTGTCCAGTTTCCCAACCCTTTCTATAAACTGCCTGCTGATCGAGGTGATAAACAGTATCACTATTTGTAGATGCAGAACCAGAGGAAAGTGCAGAACCAGTTACTTTGGTGACACTAATTCCATCATAAGTTCTTGTCTGAGGATTATACTTGACAAATGCACGGTCGTCCTTCTGCAGAGAAACTGCAGTGAACTGTGCAAGAACCATGGAGCGGAAACCATCTGCTTTTGCACCATCAGCAGTCAGACCATTCATACCCCATACAGAACGGAGTGAACAGTTGAATACGTATGGTGATGCACCCTTAACAGTATCAGTTTCAATCGTTACTGTGCCAGATCCAGATGGATCTGCAGGGAGATTACTCCTGACAGATGGCATCAGGTATGTAAAGGTTTTTGGTCCAGTAACAGTCGCAACCGTCGTCGAGATATTATAATCATCAACATCAATACCACGAATTTTAATTGGAGTTCCAACATTCAATTCATGATCTTCTACTGTGGTAACAGTAATAACTGGATCTGGAGTTGCACCATCACCAGAAACAATATCCGAAATGGTGATTGGGTCAGCAGCAAATGCACCAACAATCTCCCATTCTGGTCTTTCTTTTGCGAAAGCATCTGGAGCAAGTGGGAATTTCTGTGCAGAAGGAATCTGTCTACCAGAACCCTCATTAAATGCATTGGATAGTTTTGCATAATACATATCCAAGTCGGTTGTTTCAAAACCGCCAGGAATATTCACACCATCAGCATACTCAAAACACGTAACTTTGTGGTGAGAGAATGTTGGTTTTGAAAGATTACCAGATCCAGGAGTGAAGACTCTATTATTTGTATATACTAATCCACTCTCATCAGCATCAAAGAAACTAAACTGCCAGAAATAACAGAGACCAGTTACTCTAAAGACAGAAGTTGATGGAACATCTGGATCAGTTGGGTTTGGAACATATTTTGGTCTGATTCTAGTTTTTCTAAGATCAAGACCAACAATAGAAGTACCACGAGGGATAATAACACCACCCTCAACACTATTAAACTTGTAGAGAATGTTATCTTCTTGTGATAAGTCAAAGTTTGACTCAAGATTCAAACTGAATATATCAGATGCTGGAGATGTGGTATTTCCATTTGGTGCAACTGCTTCTGCAAGTGCAGTTCCAATCTTCTTAATACCAAAACCAGGTCTGTTATCAATAATATGATCACCAGGGAAAACAAGAATGGTTGTTCTTGCGTTATTATCGTTATTATTACCAACAATAAACGAAAATCTAGCAGCCTCAATCAGTGCCCTTTGAATCGTTTTGAAGGGTTTTGTTAGAGAGTTACCTTGATTGGTAATGCTATCTGTAGCATCAAGATCATTCGAGTTTACATATAGAATTCTACCTTCATAGTTCTTGATAAAATTCTCTAGCTTATTAAGAGGCATCGGATTATATCGCCCAGATTATTTTCTATGATTTATTTATCCTAGTAAATCTTCCTCATTAAAGTAAGGAATTAAGTCTTCTGGGAGTATTTCTGGGTTTTTTATAGGAATATTATCAAAGCAAGGATGTGCTTGTTCTAGAATTAGATAGTTTGATCCGGCATATACATCATCTACTTCTAGCGACTGATTTTTATTTGCTTCTTCTATCAAATCTTTATCATAAAGATGACCATCTGGAAGTTCATCGAAAGTAAATGGAACTCCTTCCAGAAAATACATTCTTACGATTATCTTCTGGTCGTTATACCAACAGTGTGCTGTGCTTACGGTATACGACATAACATTTTCTTTTTTTATATTTAGTGCGAGTGGGGGGACTTGAACCCCCACGGGATTAACTCCCAACAGATTTTAAGTCTGGTGCGTCTACCGATTCCGCCACACTCGCTTAGGTGCTTCCTGAGAGGATCGAACTCTCCTTAGGCAAATTATGAGTTTGCTGCATTCACCAGATTGCTAAGGAAGCAGATGGGAACACTGGGAATTGAACCCAGACTAAGCCCTTATAAGGAGCCCGCTCTAACCGTTAAGCTATGCTCCCAAATGTATCAATCAGCGTCGTTGTTGTCTGTTGTGTGTATTCGCAGAAACTCTGCCTCATCAGCAGGCATGAATACTGCTGCTGTCCCATCATCTCTGACCACTCCTATTGTCTCCCCGTCTTCAACTCTTTTGAATAATGAATCAAAATTTTCTTCCCATTCCTGTAATGTAAAAATTTCCATCAATGATCCACAGTTGATTTATTTAGTTAGTGACTGTAACTGCCGCATATTCAATTTGATCGTCATTAAGATTGGCAGTCACGACATCTAAGATTGCCATGAACTCATCGGCAGAATCACATTCTACAATTTTTTCGTCACCCTGATCACTCAGGAGAAGAAATGACCTGGAGCATATGTCAATTACAATACTCTCGACAAATTCTTCGGTGCTTTGCATGAGTGCTCCGTTGATTACCCACATATTATAGGACATCTAGTCAGAGGTGTCAAGCTGTAATTTCAGTGAGAGTCATCCAAGATTGTGGTGCTACCGTCGTTTCAACACTGCTAAAATAATTTACATACACAATGCCCTCATTATTAAAACAAGCAATTTTAGTCGAATATGTTATAGGGCTGGTTGTAGCTGGACTATCCAAATATTCTACCCTAGGTCTAGCATAGTTATTACTGAAATAACTACCATCTCCATCATACCCACCAAACTCGTATGGACCATTACTATTACTCACTGGTGTGTAAATGTCTTGAGTGCCTCTTAATATCTTTATACCATGAATTGTGTATACGTTACTAGTATTTGTTGGTCCACCATTATGATATATTGAATGTTCAAATGAAACCATAATTTTATTAGATGCTGATCTAGGTGTGATGGATGCCTGTAGACCAGTGCTCACATAAGTTGTTGAGTTTGAAGATACTTGTCCAGTATGAACAACACGCACAACCTGAACAATACCTCCCATAGCATTGCTCTGTAAACCATCTTGTGGTTCTATTCTATCTACCTTGATTGTACTCATTATGCTGATACCTCCATTAATGTAAGTGATGATGCAAGACAAGTATCATTGTCATCTCTACCATTTATTACAGCAGAATTACCAGTAACTCTAACCAGTACTTTATAAGTTATTGAAGAATTATCTTGTGGAGAGTCTAGGAAAACTATATTGGTATTACCAACAGCACTACCATCGTCAGTATTTGGAGCGTGGGGATAATAAGCTTTCGATGCTAAGTAAGTTTTACTATCTGTTCCTCGATAAATGTTTGTCGAATCTCTATCAAGTTGAAACATAATATAACTACCATTACTACCAGAAGAGGAAATATCAGCAATAGCTAGTATTTTATTTGAATTCGACCGTGGAGTAATTGTTGCAGCTAATCCAACATTAGTAAAAGATGTTGAGCTAAGAGTTATTGTGCTGGTAAGAACTTCTTGAACACACTGAACAATACCTCCTCCTCCACCAGTGGGTACACCAGTTGTTGGTACAATACTATCTACTCTAATTTGCGAAGTCATATCAAGAAGGTTCAGTAGGCCAAGTAACAGAAGTAAGATCTAAGTTATAACTAGCATCTAAAGTTGGAGTTGCTGTAGAAGGAAGGTCACGAAGTGCTTGTCTATAAGTAGACCACTCTGAAGGAAGTGTAAGGTCTGATGATGCTCTCCAATCAGTCTTTGCAATTCTTCTATCTCTCTCTTCTCGCAGAAGTTTCATTGCTTCTGCATTATCTAGTTCTGTGATTTTAGCAGTAATTGCTGCTTGAGTTGGTTTATCGTGTCCGTGACCATCAATCCACTCCAAACCAGAATACGAATCACCACGAAGAACCCATTCTGCTCCTGGTGTAAGTACTTGTAATGCTGATGGAATATCGTACTTCATAATTAAAGTGATTTCTTATATTTATGGGATATTATGAATCATGAAAGAAAGCAACATGATTTAGACTTCTTCCGTAGTGATTTCCATTATAACCCTGATTACCTACATCTGCATGAGTTATCGTCGGAGCGTTATCAAGTTGAAATGTCACATTAGTTGATGAACCCCTACCACAGGTACCAATCACAAGATAATTTGCAGTTGGCATAGCAGTTGTAAAAGTTATTCTATGTTTTCCATCAGCATTTTCTGTGACAGAAGATACATTATATGAAGATCGTATTGGTTCTGAAGGAAAATTATCCAATCCATTATAATTCACCCAAGCCTTGGCACGACCCATTTTAATTTCTTGTGCTGTACTGGCATTTGAACCAGATACATCTTGAATAGTAGTAACGTTTAATGTGCTCATGAAGGGTTTTCTCCTAATACATTAGTATCCCATACTGCCTTTAGTTCACTAGTAATACCAACAACATCAGTTGCCGTAATCGTGGCATCATCTACTAGTTGAGTTACATCTCGTAGTGCCTGTTTTCTTACGGCAGATGCTGTCTGTGCATCAGTATTACCTGCTTCGATTGCTCTCATATAGGTAATATCTTCTGCCTCAAGAAGAGGTTTACGAACCTCTCTCATCCTTTCTTTCTGAATATCTTTTGCCTTATTCAGATTAATTCCAATATGTGCCATTGATCAATCCTCCTCATATGTCCATGCATTTCTAAAAGTTCTATCAGTTGGTAGATCGGATGCTTCAATAATTTGACTTGATCTACCTGCCGGAATATCTTTATCTCGTATTTGTTGTAGTGTCAAACCACAATTGGGTGCTGGCATAAGAATAGAAACTCCACCTTCACCGTTATCAAAAATAATTCTTTTACTTGAAAAATTTTCTGATGGCATAATTTTTTGTGTTTCCCTTCTTTATATATCAAACTACGGTGAATGTTGTTCCTGTTGGGACAGTCAAAGTAACATTATTTCCAATGGTGTATGGACCAAATATACCAACGTTTTTGTTTGCGGCTAATGTCTTGGAATTATTTAAGGTGGTATCATTTTCGAAGAATCCTTGACCAGCATCAGTACCCTCATTATTAGCACTACCAGGAGTCTTATATGAAATATTGAATGATCCAGCAGTAAAATTGTTAGGATTATTAGGATTGCTATTGTTAATAGGTTTTATTCTTAACCTAGTTATTGTTCCATTTATACTATTTAAAGATCCATATGCTTGAGTTCCAGCACCGCTGTCTCTCCTTGTTTGTCCTTCAAATGTATAAGCAGTATCAGAAAATTTGTTTATGTCAAATTTACCATGATGTACATAATTAGATGAAGTACTCAAGATAACAAATCCTGCATTGCTACTAGCCCCTTGACTGCCACCTTCCGATTGGCTAGTAGCAGTATATCCAGTTTCAATATAACTACTGGAAGTACCTAATTGTACCAAATAATCGTTACCTCCACTTAAGGTTACTCCATTAAACATTAAGGTAATTTCATATGCATCTGCTGGAATATCAGTGAATTCTATAGGATCACTTGTTCCTGTTGCAGCAGATTTTGCTGTTTGCAATACAATTGCATCACTACTGACTGTGTTAGAAGCAGGAGAATCACTTGTGGTTTCATAGTAAACAGTTACATATCCATGGTCAAGAGACCCCCCACTAAATACCTTTAATCTATCAAGTGCATTTGATAATGATATGCTACCACCACCATGTATTACTTCACCATTACTATTGCTACTAGCACCTACATGTGAAATAGTCCAACTGTTTCCATTTACATTGACTAATTCTACAGTAGCATTATATTCCAATCCTGCATCTGCGTTTACAATAACTCCATAAGAATCAGTTGCACTTTGTGCATTTGATAATCCATATTTTTTATCAAAACTTGATTGATATCCAGTGGTAGCATATCCACCACTATCACCAACTCGCAAGACAACATCAGAACCAGATCCACTTGTACTAAAATTATGAATGGCTACAGTGATTTTTTTGGCAGTGGATGGGATATTAGTGAATGCCGCTTCGGTTCCAGTATTGGTTGCTACTGATCCATGTTTTACAATAGAACCAACAGATCCTGTAATAGAACCTGCAACGGATAAATTGCCACCAATACTCATATCAGTGCTAATAGCAACATTCACTGCATTAATATTCAAATTATTAGGACTATCGATTGTTGGTGTACCTGATGCACCAATTAAATTTACGTCCTTTACACCAAAACTTTTATCTGCCATTTCAGTTTTTTAGATATTTAGATTTGTTTAAATGAAATACCCGACATAGACGCACCATTAGTTATTGCTGGTCTTGTATTGTTTGCATAAGGATTATGAATAACACGTTTTGCTGCTCCTCTCAGGTTTCCATTGCCACGAACATTGTACGAATCATATAATGTGTCTGCACGATCATATGTGGAACTATAATTTAGACTCCAATATCCAGTATCATTAATTCCTGGATATGGATCAGATAATGCAATTTCCACGGAACCACGACTTTTTAACCACTTTTTTACATCTGCTTGATTTGCCTTTCTATTTGTTTCAAGATATAAACATATCAAAGATGCTGCATTGGGTCCAGCTGCACTCGTCCCATTGAACCACGTATCATAAAAATTAGAATCATCTTCTCTCGCATAGTCTTCATAACTGCCAGAATATCCAGCAGCCATAGTTTGTTCGCCAGGTGCCCATATGTCAATCATAGGACCATTTGCAGAATAGCAAACTTTACGGATAGAGTATGCTGCAGCACCTTGCTTTTGATCTGCTGGTTCTACTGAACAATCTAGTGCACCAACTCTTATAACACCCTTATCTACAGTATGATCTCCACTAAATCCTCTTTGTATTCCTCCACATCTGTTAATATAATTTGATGACAAGACATACCAATTATCAAAATCAACATCATCTTTATCAGATAATTTTTGATTAGTATTTCCTGCTGAAGAAACTACAATTACACCAGCAGCAATTGCATCTTCTGCTCCTGCATTTGATGATGCAAGATGTCCATTATACTGTCCACTACCAGTATAAGAATAGGATTGACTAAAACCAGATGCATTTACGGAGAATTGTTTATGATTTCTAGCAGAACCACTATTGGTAGGAACAGTAGTGTCACTTCCCGTACCGGTATATGTTAAATTAGTTCCACGATATCCAATATTGTATGTGGTGCCATTAGTATTACCAGTGCTGTAAGTAACTCCATAACTATTATTCAAAATTGTTGGATCAGGATCACCAGACTGAGAAATCTTTTTTGCATTATGAAAAATAGTACAGGCATCAACTGCAACACTTGATCCAAGAACTCCACCAGAACTTCCTAGAGCAATTCTTATTGTCCATAAGTTTGACTTAAATGCAAATCCAAATGATTTACCACCTATTTGTGATGCACAAGCAGTTCCATGACCACTTATAATAGGATTGGATGCTGCATTTTTTGAATGTGCTTGTTCTGCAGTATATGTTGAAGGTATGGTAATTGTACCCAAACTAGAAAATGCTGCTGATCTATTTGAAGTATTGGACCACCAACTTCTTGCAGCTGCTTCGGTGCAGGACGTGCCGCAATTAAATCCATCAATTATTTTTGTATATGTCAATCCATTATTGTCAAAATATGCTTTATCAACTTTATATGGACCATCAAGAATTAGATCTCTCATTCTAGTTGTTCCATCAGTATTTAAAAACTCTGGATGAGTAACTGCAGCACCACTGTCAATGGTTACGGCATCAACGTTATTACCTGTTAAAGAATATTGAATATCTTGATTATAAATTGAAACTGTGGTAATACCAACACCTCTGTATGGCAATGAACTAGCTTCATTAGCAAAAGTCATGGACCAATTTGATCTTATGCCATTAGTATGTGCAGTTGATTCAGAATCAAGAGCAGCAACAAGTCTAGGTTTATTGAAAGCAACAACCTTTCTAAATCGATCAGTCATCAGTGACTGTGGTTGTGGATATTTTTCTGGATTTAATTCAACACTTTCAACTTTAGGATGAGTTCTTAAAATTTCTGCTTCTTCAATACTCATCTCATAGATAGAAGCTCTCAAAGAGTATTCTTTCAGATTTGTACAAGGTATTTGTCTGTTTGGTATGCCATCTATTTCATTTTCTTCAATAATATAATTATGAACTATTTCCCAGTCCTCCGGCATATTGACAATGACCAAATACTCATCAATGGGATTTGGTGTATATTCTATAGGAATAGTTTCTGGTGAAATTATAATCTCAACATCGACTCCGTTTGTTGTCATACTACCTCACGTTTAATTCGATATGTCGTAGATCCACTTACACCTGTTTCTGGAGTTGCTCTTAAATTGACGTTTCCACCACTAATCGTGGCATCAAGTTGAACCAAAAGATTGCTGTTATACATAACCGCATATTGAGATGAATCGACTGTTGTTCCATCTCTCATTACCAGTAATTTTTGAGTTTGATAATTAGATCCATTCTTGACGAACACAGTGTATTCAAATACAAGTTCTGCAGAATCATAAGTGTAACTCTCCAATGTAGATGGAGATCCAGCAGTTGCGGTGAATGTTCCCGAAGAAACTGTTCCTCCACTACCACCAGAACCACTAGAACCACTTGTTGCAGTGTGCTTAATGATGTAACAGAGAGCATAATATGGTGGAAGGTTTGCATTGGTTGAAGAGCTACCTGCACTACTTGTTTTTGCTACATTAGCAGTACTGGTTGTTCCCTTCAAATCATAAGTGGTATAACCACCTGAGGAATGTGATTCTGAAAGGTAATTACTGCTTGAGAGATCTTGTGCGCTACCAGGTGTTCCACCGCCAGAAGTAACATTACCGCTACGTACTGCTTTGTGAGTGTGAGACGGCAGAGTTGCATTCTTACTTCCACCAGTTGTTGTTGCAGAACCAGTTACTGATGTTGTTGGGAGTACGACACTATTAATTGTAGCATCAGCATCGGCACCAATAATGAATCTGTTTGTTAAATCAGGTACATTAGGACCAGTGATTGCTTGAAGTTCTGATGTTGATGCTGCAGAACCATCGCAGAGTTGATATCCAGTTGGAATAGTTGCTACTGTTCCAGACCAAGCAATAATAGTACCTACAGGTTCTCCTCCACCACCAGAACCACTACCTGTGATTTGAGTTCCATTTACATATAACTCATGACAAGTAACGATACCTACAGCTAACTTAGCAGTGTTGGTAGAATCTACAGCAACGTTAGGATTGGTGGTTCCAATACCAACATTACCATTTGCACCAAAAACAAATTTAGTATCTCCATTAGAAATACCATGCATTAAATATGCATCTGATGCGTTATGTAAATCTGCAGCGGTGCCACCAGTTCCTTTGGTTACAAAACGAACAGATGTTTCTTGAACATTTGTGTCTAAACCATAAAATCTTCCAACAAAAGACCCGTCACCACCACCGACAAAACTCTTGAAAACATCAAGTTTTGTTCCAAACAGGGGGTTAGGATTCAGACCACCTTCTGGATTAGTGGTTCCGATACCTACAGAACCATTAGATGTTATACGAAGTCTTTCGGTGCCTTCTGTAGTGACCTTGAAGTGTCCATTAGAACCGGTGTCTACAACTTCTGCTTCTGTGTTTCCTTCAGAAATCTTATCACCTGCTGATCCACCAGAACCACCACCAGAACTTAAATCTTGAACAACTATCTGAGAGTAAACTTCATCTACACTGAAATTTGATTCGATACCCAATCCATTACTATTTTGAGTGGCAGCACATCTATGTTGAAGCTTAAAGTAAGTTGTCTCAGTAATTGTAACGACAGTTTCTCCAAAAGACCTAGTTTGAGTATTTGGTTCTATACCAGAAGAATCAAATTCACTAGTACCTTGAATGTTAGTTGGGCTAGTAAAACTGGTGTTATTGGCATGGACTAATTGTGTTTTATGTTCTCCTGTGTTATATGCCGGGGCACTCCAATTTATTTTGTAAGTTCCAGACTCTAATGCAAAATAATTATTACTAGAACTAAAAGTAACAAAGGATTCTGGATCAACTTCCGTGTTTAATGTTCTATCAATCCATGAACCAGAAGCAAAACTACCACCAGCAGTTCCTGAAGATTTTACATCAGATAAAATTGCTACTTTTGTAGTTCCTCCACTACCACCAGAACCACTACTTGCAGTTGCAGTGTGCTTGATGATATAGCAGAGAGCGTAATATGGTGGAAGGTTTGCGTTGGTTACTGTTTGTGTGGTTGAGGCGATACCAACATTATCTACACCAGCAGTATCAGTGCGTGAACTTGCATCATAAGTTGCATCGTGCACATGAGCAGTATGTGAATCCCAGTCAATACCGGCATCACTCCCATATCTTACAGGGTGTCTATAACCAGACTCATCTCCATATGTCCCGTGAGAGTGAGCAGCAACAACAGAATTGGCACTACCACCAGTAGAACCAACACCAACACTAGGCCATGATCCTTCTCCCGTAACATCATTAGCACCAACAATAAATCTAGATCTTAAATCAGGTATATTAGCACCAGTAATTGCTTGAAGTGCTGATGTTTGTGCTGCACCACCATCGCAAAGTTGATACTCTGAAGGAATAGAAGCAACAGAACCAGCCCATGCAACAATAGTGCCTACAGGATCTGATGATCCTCCACCACCACCAGAAGCATCTGCCCATGTAGCACCCACACCAGGACCACCAGAAGTTAATACTTGACCAGCAGTTCCATAGTCGGCACTGGTAGCACTAACGTAACCAAGACCAATTTCTCCATTTGGTCCGATCGCAAATCTTTCTCCGCCACCAGTAGAATCAATAATTCTAAATCTACCAGAATCAGAACTTGATGATCCATAGACATCAATCTCAAAAGCAGCAACATCATCTGCTGCTCTATTGAATACTATAGATCCACCTTCAAGAGAACTATCTTGTCTATGTATTTTTGGGCCACCAATATCAACAGAAAATTTCTCCGCAGCATCAATTTCTACGGTGAATTTAGATTCAGTTGCAGTATCAATTATTTCTGCTTTTGAATCTGCTTCAGAAATCTTATCTGTGGAAAAACCGGATGTGATTGCACTTTTATCAACAAATTCTACAGCACTTTGAGTGCTATTTACTACAAGAACTTTTCCTGCTGAGGGAACATAACTATTGGGAGTATCACTAAGTCCCAAAAATGTAGTTACTGGAGTACTGCCACTAGAAGCTGAAGTTATTCTTCCATCAACATCAACACTTATATTGGCATTGGTATAATTGCCAGCAGAAACTCCAGTTGCAATTAATTCTGTGGGTCCAATAGTATCTTGATCTATGTTCCATACAGTTCCACTATTACTGACAGTAATATCACCATAGTCTCCATCAGCAACACCAGAACCAGTAGCACTGGAAGTATCAATTTTAATAATGTAGCAAAGAGCATAATATGGTGGAAGGTTTGCACCGAGTGTCGATGCACCTTCAGTGCTGGTATTACCACTGACACTTAAACTACCAGAATAAGTGGTATACCACATTTTTCCATTACCACTGCTGCTACTATCAGCATCCATGCTAAAAGTACCATTAGTGTTAGTATTCCAACCAGCTACACCATTAGCAAATGCTAAATGATCATCTCCAGGAAAATTGTGTCTGTGATTAGCAGTAGCAAGTGTTCCACTACCATGACTGTGTGATGGAAGTGTTGCATAAGCACTACCACCAGTGGAACCAACACCAACACTAGGCCATGATCCTGTTCCAGTAACATCATTAGCACCAACAATAAATCTAGATCTTAAATCGGGAATATTAAATGTTGTGCTTCCATCACCGGATCCATGTATAGTACCAAGTTTAGAAAAAAGATCAGAATAAGTAGTTCTTGATAATGCCTGACCATCACATAATCTGAAATTAGATGGTATATTTGCTGCACTTCCACCCCAAGCAATGATAGTTCCTACAGGTTCTCCACCGGGTGCTCCGGCAAACCCCATCTCTACCCATTGTCCATTATGGCGTACTTTTATACCCATCTTATAGTATTCTTTCCTATATTTATTTAAGTCTTCATAATGAAGGCAAGAGCATAATATGGTGGTCTGTTTTCGTGAGCAACTGTATTCCCATTAGTATCACCACCAGCAGGTCCCGTGGTTTGGAAATTATTATTGAGTACCTCAGCACCAAGTACTCCACCATCAGATACATTTCTTTGGTTTGCCCTATTATATTGATGAGTGTGTGCTGGTATTTGACTTAATGTAAGAGCAACACTAGCACTACCACCAGTTGCATTAAGATTATAACTATTTCCTGTTCCAACAATAAATCTATCTCTTAAATCTGGTGCATTAGCTGCTTGTGCTGCTGCAGAATTATCACATAGAACCCAACCAGTTGGAGCTACAGTTCCAGAGAACATCATAATCATACCAGTAACAAAAACATTACCACTATTTTCATCAGTAGAGGTGCTGGTATCATACCAAATGTCACCATCACAAACATCTGTGGTTGGTTCCGTAGATCCAAAATAACGTTTTCCATATGCATTACTTGTAGATCCAATTCCAATGGTTGCGATACCCGCAGAAATTGTTACATCAATTGGATTGCTACATCCATATTCTGTTCTTGGTGTATTTTCGTCTGAAAATTGTTTTACGTCTAAGTCTGTTAGAGTTCCAGTTCCTCCTCCAGAAGAAGCAATAGTAAATCCATTTCCATTACCATCTTCAGTGAGAGTAATATTTGATCCGGCAGTTACAAGAATATCATCAGTGGTGCCATCAGATCCTGTAAGTCTTATATTTACATTACCAGTACCAGGGTCATTTGTAGATAAATCATACGTTGTGTTATCATTAGCATCAGATTGATCTAAAATATAGATCGTTCCTTTCATGTAACCATGATATTCGCAGATATAATATAATGTATTTGGTGCATCCATTGGAACATCAAATAATATTGTTCCGGATTGAGTTCCATTATTAGTAACTCCTGTATTGTACTGATTACCAGTTCCTGTAGTATCACTAGTTTTGATCCAGAAGGGATGACCAGATGCATTGATTTTAAATTTATACTGCTGACCTCTTGTCAAGTAAATAGTCGGATTTGCAGTTCCAGATAAATTTCCTGGACCAGTAAAATTATAAGATGATCCACCAGTAACTTCCCATTCAGAAGTATAAGTTGCTATAGTTGCAATACCAGAATTTGTCGAATATCCAGCAATGGTGGCAAAATTTGCACTGTTGACTGTGAGATTTGTAGGACTTACCCAAGATGGTGCTGAACCTTGATTGTATTGAAGTAATTGTCCCGTTACAGATCCATTAGCAATAAATTGTGTCGTATTAGAAGCACTTTGATATGGAATTTGATAAGCTACTCCTCCTTTCAAATTAGTTGCTATACCAGCATTATCTGCATAACTTACTACTAAACCTGTTGGATTGACCCAAGATGGTGCCGATGAAGATCCATTTGATTGGAGTAATTGATACTGATTACCTGTAGGTAAAACATTTGTATTGTTATTTGACTCTTGATATAATAACTGATTTGTTCCATTTATCTTTATGTCAGTGGCAAGTCCTGCATTGTCTGCATAGTTTGCATTACCTACAGTAGCACCAGCAAAATTAATATCTACATTAGATGCTGCGGTTATTCTTCCTTTAGCATCAAAAGTAACGACACCAACTTGAGTTGTAGAACCAACAGTTCCTTGAGTAATAACATCTTTTAATGTAAGTGCAAATCCTACATTTTGAGTTCCGTCAAAAGTTTTTCCTACTGCAACAATATCATCATTGGTACCTTCACCTAAAGTAAATGTTCTTGGTGTTTTTAATTTGTTTGCAATATCAACACTAGCACCAGCAAAATTAATATCTACATTAGATGCTGCGGTTATTCTACCTTTAGCATCGAAAGTGACAACTCCAACTTGAGTCGTAGACCCAACAGTCCCTTGAGTAATAATGTCCTTTAATGTAAGTGCAAATCCTACATTTTGAGTTCCGTCAAAAGTTTTTCCTACTGCTATAATATCATCAGCATTACCCTCACCTAAAGTAAATGTTCGAGGAGTTTCTAACTTCTTAGCAACATCAGCTGTTCCCTGAAATGCACCATTGAAAAGTGTTGCATGAACATTTCCCCACTTTTTATTGATGGATCCCAAATCATAAGTATTATCATCATCGGGAATGATATCACTATCAACCTCAGCATTAAACACTACTGAATCAGTATTAGCATCACCAAGTGTTGTATTGCCATTTACTGTAAGATTTCCAGTAATAGTAACATCATCAGGTAAACCAATTGTTAAAGTAGTTCCGGAACCTACAGTTACAATTTCATTTGTGGTTCCTTCAATTTTAAACGTTTGACTATCTAAATCAACAGAACCAGTTCCAGTATCTCCTGCAAAATCTAAATCTACATTATCAATATATGCTTTAATTGATTGTTGAGTTGCTAAGGCATCATCTCTATCAGATGCCATATCATCTTCATCAAGAATGGTAGTGATACCGACTAAAGTTTGATCTGGTTGTCCAATTTCTAATTGATTTATTGTGGCGATGCCACTGATAATCATATCTTTACCACTGATCTCATCATAGAAAATATCATCTTTTACATATAAATCTCCACCAACATAAAGATCTCCTCCAGTTGTTGTGATACCACCAGCAGCAGCAAGTGTTACTGCAACACCAACAGAGGGTCCAGTGAATGATACTGCACCACCAACATTCAAATTCTTCTCAATACCCACACCACCTTGAGTATAGATAGATCCATTATCTTTATTGGTTGATTCTGTAGCATTATCTACCAATAAAATATCGTTTATCTGTGTTCTCTGTCCTTGAGAATCTATAATTAAGTTTCCGGAAAGAGTAGTTAATGTATTTGGATTATTAACTCCATCAACTCTAATACTACCTAAACTTGAGATTCCAGATACGTATAAGTTATCAAGATCGAGGTTAGTAACATCTAAATCCGTTACAGTCGCAACTCCTGCATGTAAATGTGTTACTGTGGCAAATCCTATAGTTGTAAACCCAAGATATGCATTAGTTACTGTCGCAAATCCTATTTCGGCAGATCCGATAGTGGTAACTCCAAGATAAGAATTAGTTGCCGTTAAAAATCCAACTGTGACTTTATTTGGAAGTATATGACTGAAGAACGCATTACCTACAAACGTAGATACACCAAGAACATCTAAAAGTTCCTTGGGTTGTGTGCTTCCAATACCAACACGATTATTATTAAAATCATAATAAAAGTTTTCTGCTCCGTCTACAAGACCGGCAGTATTATGAAACTGTATCTGACCTATTGTTCCACCGGCACCAGAAATTACTGATTCTGGTCTAACCCACAAAAGTCCACCTGTTGCAGTTTTTACTATTAAATCTCCCTGATTTCCTGGTTGATTCGTAGAATCATAAATCGTTCCCGTGATTCTAAAATCACCATCTAAATGTAATTCCTGAGTAGGATCTATTGTTCCAATACCCACCAATCCATCTAAAGTGGTTGTAATTACTGTTCCACCAGTGCCTACAGTAATCCTATCACCGGCAGAAAATAATCCATTATCAAAAGTAAATCTAGTATCTGTAGAAAAATCACCACCATTTTTGAATAGTACTGAATTATTATTTCCTGGAGGTGCAACTGTAACAGTTACTGCAACACCAGGATTAGCTCCACCTACACCTGTTGCGGTAATTGCATTACCTCTAAAATCCATTTGTGTTGTGCTACTTAGACCACCAACGAGTGTTCCTTCTTCAAATACACTAAGTGATCCGGGAATAATCCCGCCTTGGTTCGGAATCCAAAATCTCTCTCCTGGTCTATCAATAAAACTGACGATGATATATTGTTGTCCGGAAGGTAAATCTGGAGATCCTTGAATAGTGGGACTATCTCCAAGATTTGGTTCGGCATCTCCAACCGACAAATATCTGTATCTATCTGCGGATAGCGCAGACTGTGGTGTTTTTTTAGACCTTCCGGAAATATACTTTGGCATCTTATGAAATACTGTTCTCTAAAATACTCATCACCAATTCCATTTGTAATGGACCTACATTACCTCCACTAGGAGAAACACCAACATTTACTTGAAATGTATTGGTTGTGACATTTGATATTGCCAATACACCATTATTCAAATCTGAGGTATTCGTAGATGCAGGATCTGTTGGTCTTGGATATGGATGATTTGTCAAATAATTATCCATACTACAACTAAAAGTTATTCCATAATCTGCTATACTTATCGTATTTCCATTCGTTAATGAATGACCCGGAATAGTCAAAGTTAAAATTCCTGTAGCACCATCATAAGTTGCGTCAGTTGGTGTAAAAGGACCAGAAGCACTACCGGAAACTACAGTGACAGAATTCGTTACGGCACTAACAAATTGATGTTGAGCGGGTACATATGTATGAGGAATACCACTTACCTTTCCTGCATCAATAGTAAAGGTTTTTGATGTTCCAACATTATCTACGATGCTGTCAACAGTAAAACTTCTTTGTGGTTCTGGGAAGATACTTGTGGTTATACTTGCACTATAACCTGCACAATCAAAAACAATATTGCTCAGTGTCACTTCATCATCTATATTAAATCCATGAGCACTATATGTGGTGATAGTAGCTACTCCTGTAGTATTTGTATACTCTACATTTGTAATTGTTGTTATACCAGATTGAACTCCTCTGATGACAATAGAGTCTTGTTTTAATGCAGATCTCTCCAAAACAAGTCTACCATCAACAATCACCAAAGAGTCTTGTGGTGGAATCTCACCATTTTTTATAACCCTAGTATCTCTAGTATTTCCTGCGGTTTTACTTGCAGTGCTCTTTCTTCTATGAGTAAAAGTTACAGTAGGGTATGTTGTTCCTATACCTACGTTTGAAACAGAAGCATAAAGTACAATAGAAGATGCTCCAGTAGGTGCTGTATAAACAGTCTGTTCTCCTGGTGCTACTGGAACTGCAATCGTAATAAACTTATTAAGTGGTGCTACTGCCATATTATCTCAACGCAAGTATGAGTGGGGTTACTTCTGCCTGTATTGCTTTACTAAAATCTCTTCCTCTAATTGTTGATGTTGTTTGATCAACTTGAATTCCTTCACCAATTTCAAAGTTTCCTTTTTGATCAGTTGCGGTGAACGGAATTTGTGCACCATCTCGGAAAACAATTTCATTTTCCTTGATTGGAAGAGCACCTTCAAATGGTAACGAAGTATTTATGCTGGTACCTGTACCAACGTATTCAAAGGAATGAGAACTCGTTAGGATACGACTAATTCTTTGCAAAGTAAATGCATCATCGGGGAACAATTCGTAAGGTATAAATTCATTGAAAGTGACTGTCGTAATTCCAGTTGATGTAGGATCTGTTGCCTCTGATACTGTATAGTATATTGGTTCCATTACAGCAGTTGCAAGACCAGTATTGCCGTTGATTTCAACTACAATGTTTTGTGTTGGAAGATAACTTCTACCAGAATTAATAATGTCAATGGAAGTTATTGTTCCAGCAGCACTAACTGTTGCACTAGCCTCTGCCACAATTCCTTGTGGTCCTTTAGGTGCTACAGTTCCATCAAAGTCCCTAATGATAACATCTGGAGGATCTACTTGACTAAATCCAGAACCACCATTAAGAATTTTGATTGATCCAACATCATTTAATGGTGCAGTTATAGCACCTGTACCAACAGCATCTGGATAGTTTCCTAAATCAATCTTAAAATATGCTGCCTGTCCATCAAACGGTCTTCTTACATTTCCATTGTTGTCAACAACATTTGTAAGGACAACAGTGTCCTGATTTTCTGGAAGTGTTGATGTAATAATATCTCCATCGGCATTCGTGTTGCTAACAATTCCACTATATTGAGTGCTTCCAAGACCAACAGCAACTAATCCAAAATTACCAAATGATGAGTTGGAGTTTGTAAGATCGCACTGTGCTCCAGTATCGGCGTAGATTGCAATGTCACAGTTAATTGTGAATATAGAAACTAACTGAGCATAAGCATTGTTAGTCAATGATACACCAATGCCTGCTTCATTATATTGAGTAAATGAATCGCAAACCATTGATTTAAGATCTGCGCCAGGAATTGATGCTGTTGCATCATCTCCATCAATCCTCATACCAATACTTCCTGTCATAAAATTGGTACAGTTTCTTACATAAGGAGATCTCCATCTTCCACTAGATCCCTCAGTTATCGGACCCAATTGAATAAATCCAGTATTTGCCTGTTTAGAGGAGTCTGCTGGAGCAAATGCAACTGCACCTGCACCTGTGTGTTGAACTGTAATGCTAGAACCTGCAAAGTTTAAGTTCTCTATCAGACAACCTCTTCTTACATGGAAAACATCTTTTGTAGGATTTTGAGGTACGACTGTAACTAATCTAAGATCTTGTCCAGTAATAGTTACATCTGTTCTAAGACCCACAGGATTATTTTCACTGTAAACACCTGGTCTGACTACAATAGTATCTCCATCTTGGGCAACCAGTGCTGCGGCACCGATAGTAAGTTTTGCATCACCTTCAAGCAATCCAGAATTTGAATCATTACCATTCTTTGTTACCCAAATGGTATTTTTTGTTTGTACACCAGAAGGTCTCCAAGATACACCAGCACCAACTGATGATAGTCGATAATCTTTTCCTGCAACTCCTGTCTGTTGATTGACATCTATTATAGAATTATCAAGTTCTAATGTGCCATCTATCTTAGTATTATTACCAACAAAAAGTTTTTTACCAATAGCTGCACCACCAACCACTTGTAATGCTGCTGTAGCATTAGATGCAGTTGCATCATTATTAGATTCTACCTTAGTATCTCCACCAACAAATAATTTTTTAACTATTCCAACACCACCATCTATTTGAACTGATGCATTTGTAGTGCTAACAGCTTCTGTTTGATCATTAAATGTTGATACTCCATCAACATCAAGAGTACTATTAAGAGTGGTTGCACCATCAACATCTAAGGTATCGTTGAGTGTAGTAGCACCATCAACATCGAGACTATCATTAAGTGTGGTGGCACCATCAACATCGAGACTATCATTAAGTGTGGTGGCACCATCAACATCCAACTGAGAATCTAAAAATACGTTATCACTTATGGTAACTATTCCACTTACAAAGGCATTTTTAGCAACTGTTAATCCACCACCAACTTCAGTGTCACTGAATACTGTTAAAATTCCCCCAAGAAAAGTATTCTCAGTAACTGTCAAACTAGTACCAACAGTTACACCAAGACCCACCGTTAAACCAAGACCTACATCAAGACTCTTTGTTATTGTTACAATGCCTGCAATATGAGAATTTCCAATAACATCCAAAGTCGTATTGGGAATTGAACTTCCAATACCAACATTGGTCATTCTATAAATGGATGCATTGGCACCCGTTCCATCATATCCCCAAAAATCACTTGTAAATACAGTTGCAAGTCCAGTAAAGGTCGATGGGTCTCTGGCTGTAGGAACCAGAGTATCAGTTCCTATACCACGACTATTTGATTGGACAAAATTTACAATTGAGAAGGATTGTCCAGCACCAACAACCCCACCTTGACCTGGAGTTGGTACATAAGTACCCTCATCCATAAGGAAAATTCCCTCTTGGAAAGCAGGTTCAAATGATACCCAAGTGATGCCATTTTCATCTTTACTTAAGAAGTTACCAGGAAAACCTTTTAGATTTCTGGAATCATAAATCTCCTCTTGAATAGAGACACTTCCATCAATATCGACTTTTATCGACCCATCATTTGCAAATCCTGCGGGATTTGTAGTTGCAATCCCTACGGTTCCCAATCCAGTAACAACAATTCCATTGTTACCAGAAAGAATTTGAACCTTTTCTATCGGAGTATCAGTAAATATGCCAACTCTATCTGTTCTTGTATCTGCAGTAAGTACAGTTCCACCAGCACCAACATCAAGAGAAGTTTTTACCTCTAAAATTGAAATATCTAAGGTCCCATCAATCGTAACATCTTTTTCAAACTTAGCATCTTGTTTGAATAAAGATTTACCAGCATTTAATTCCTCAAAACAAGACTTTCCCCATATAGTAACATTTTCAAATACTGAGTCTCCATCTCTAGTAAATGATGGATTGTTTGGTGTAGGGCAGTTTGCCATTTATCAGAATCCTCCAAATGCTTTTTGTGCTATACCAAGAGATGACATACCAAATGCTGCGTCTGCAATCAAAGTACCAGAAAATGACTTCAAAAAACTACTCTGTACCAATGAATCTGCAAGTGTTCCTTTTTTAGCCTTAATATCTAACTCTTGAGCTATAATTTTTATTTCTTTAGTGCTATTACCATCAGCATTACCTATTCTAATTCTAGGTGCTTGCAAAACAATTTCTTTACTTGCATCTAAAACTATTTGTTTTGCTTCCATTTTGATGTGACCTTTTGCCGCATCAAACGAAACATCACCTCTGTGAGCTAGAAACTGAAATGCACATAATCCAGATTGACCTGCAAGACTTTTATGTCCCGCAGCTTCGAAAAACCAAACTCCCTCACTTTTTAATTTTGTCAATCCACTCTCAGTGTGTGATTGAATAAATTTTAAACCCGAATCAGTAACAGATTTTATACAGAATGCCTCTCTACCAGACATTCCCATTTCTTGATTACCAGTTTCGATAATCAACTTTGGTCCAAAAACCTCTGTAATTCTGGTTTCTTGTGTGACTGCCATAATCAACTAATACAATCAATAACTTGAATAATTTCAGTCTGAGGAGGTACAATATTCATAATAGGTCTCAATATTGCTCCGAATCCAGTTGTACTATCAATATTTAGATCAGGCAGTCCATTGTATGCAAATCCTGGTTGAGGAACAGCATCAATAATTCTACCATCTCTAATTGTCAGATCAACTCCTTCAATTTCACCATCAAAGTAATCCTCTCCAGCATCTTCAATTATAATTTTTTCAACATAAAGTGGCAGTTCTTCAATATCTGCAGGATAATTTTCACCTTCACTGATCATTGCGACTGCAATAATTTGTCCATAAGTGGGTGATTTTGGTTTTTTATCTATAATTGCACGACCATATGCACCATATCCTTTATTACAACTGTCTTCAAAAGTTACCACAGGAGCACTTCTATATCCTTGTCCAGGATTAGTGATATCGACACCAACAATTTTTCCAACTTTTGCAACATCACCGACAGTATCAGTCAAGTCTAGATTATCTACAATTCCACCAAGAACTACATTCCCTGCACCACCAAATCCATCACCACCGAAGAACTTCATTGTTGGTAGACCACACTTAGTTACATTTCCAAAATCACATGGTCCGAGAGTAGATGCTTCTTCAAGAGGTGCTCCAAATACTTCCCATTTTCCATATTTTTTCTCAAAGTCTGTTGCAAGATTTTTAGCTCCTTGAGAAACTGCCGTACCACTTGTAATCCCTTTGAATTTTTTACCAATCTCAGATTCAGCAAGATCTTTCAGTGGTCCAACATCAACTTTATACTTACTTGTTGTAGGACATATTTTTTCATCACCACAAGAAAATAATCCTTCAACTTTCTTTAGAACATCGATACCAGTTGTCAAGAAACTTTTTGGATTGAAACTAAAAAATGCACCCAAAATTGATTGAATCGGTCCAAGTAAAGGACCAGTTATAGAGTCTGTAATATTTACAAGATCATTAAAAAATCCACCAATAATTTGATCTGCTACACAAGAAACTCCATTAACAACATTCTTTACTGCTGCGGTCAAAAGATCTTCTATAGCATCTTTAGCCGCATTTATAACTTTTGATGCTCCACAGAATAATCCATCAAATAAACTTTTGACTAATGCTGGTAGGGGAGTTTCAATAAGTTTTATAATTGGTATAGGTGTCTTTAAAGAAATTAAAAATCTTTCTAGTGCGGTTATTGCTTGAGGTATCAACTCCGTCAATTTATCAGTTAATGATCCTAGACTTTTATTGACGAATCCGGTTATGGTATCTCCAACAAGATCTACCGTTTCTCTCATTTCATTTTGAAATCCATCGACATCATTTTGAAAATTAGAAATAGTATCAAAGAAGTTATTGACATACGCATCCATTCTAGCAAAGGTGGAATCTTTACATGGATCTGCTTGTATGACTACCTGTCCACTGGTAGAAGATTCCGGTTTATTACAACTCATGGTTTATTTTCCTCCGTATTGATATTTATTAACTTAATGTGAAAGTTACACCATCAACTTCTTCACCGGCAAGAAGTTTTTCTGCCTTAATTGCTTCTTCTATCTCCTTCTGTTCTTCTATCTCCTTCTGTTCTTCTTCATTCAAACCATTACCAGGTGGTTTTGCAACTTCGGATGTTTTTGCTTCTGCTTCAGGATCAATACCAGCTTCCCTCAATAATTCTTTTTTATCTGTATCTGTAGGTTCTGGTTTTCTTGCACTTTTATCACTTCCAGATCCTCCAGGAAGTGCTCTTGGAACACATGGAGCAGAACTAGTCTCATTCGTTTCTGCTCTACCCAAAAGTCCTAGTGCTTTATTTTTTCCCTCAAAACCAGTCTTGGATTCAAATCTACCTTTACCATAACGAGTTCCTGAAGTTCTACCCAGACAACCGGTTACAACTGGTTGTTGTCTTGCAGAACCATCCAAAAATTCTCCAGTTACTACATCACCCTGAGTTAATCTTATTGATCTTTGCCTATTTGTAGCACCAGTTCCATCAGTAACACCTAACTGAACCAATGCATATGTAATTTCATCATCAGCAAGTTCACCCTCTTCAGATGAGTGAAATCCCATTATAGCAACTTTTACTCTAAGTCCAAAACCACCAGTTCCCTCAATTTGAGTTCTTTGAGCACTGTTAGACAAAACAATACCCAACCACTTATCGTTGCCTACTCCATAAAATTTTATACTAGAAGATGGTTTTTCCATTATTGTGATTTAGTAAAGTTTAGTCCGTAAGAATCACGAATTAAGTTCATCGAGGTGGATGCTTTATTTGGCTCAAAATGATGACGAAGTGCCTGGATTATATAGTTTCCACTTTGAACCTGATCTGGTCCCTGTTCTTTATCTTCGGATGTGGATTCTACTTCCAACTTGATGACACCACCCGCCTCAAGATTAGTGTTGCATGGAATTGTTGCAGTATTTATTTGTGAGAACAAAATATTATATCTTGTGCTACTTGCAGCATAATAAAGTTCTGGACTATTATTTACATCTACATCAAGTCCTTCTGCACCAACATCAAAAATTGCGGTTTGAACTCTATGATATTTTTTACCTTTGCCAAAATCCTTCTGTAGTAACTCAGGAGGTGATTGTTTCTTACCCAATGATGAAAACTTAGGATCTTCTGTAAGACCTTTGTTCGCAACTGATATATCAATCTCAGTGAATCCATTAGTTTGTGGATTGAAAAATATATTCTTTGATGCATACACACCAGAACGAATTTGTGACAAAAGACTTTGATCTTTTACCATGTTCAAAGATGAAACTTTATAATCATTAGAGTTATCTTTTAGTTCTGCCGTTGAGATTGGTTGTCCCGTAAACCTATAAGTTTTTTCAAATGGATCTTGATTGATTAGTTTATCGGCAGAAATGAATTTGAATCCACTTCTAGTTTCATAGCAAAAATAACCAGGATTCGTAATGCTTGACGGAACTGTGCGAATACATAACATAGCAATTAAGTCAAGAGGTCTTTTTCTCATACCAAGAAAGGAGTATGAATTACTAGACTCATCAATATCAATTTCAGAGTCTTTAAATAAAAGATCTGTTTTAAGTAATCGTTTTACGGAATCACTAATCTTACCATTAAATCTTCTGGAGATCCTTGTAGTCTCATTCAACCAGGCAGTTCTTGTTGAGAATTTTATTGCTAATGTCTCAGAGTTTGAAGAATCTACGACACTTACATCAGTGACATACAATTTTTTATAGTCATCATTTTCAAAAGAAAAGTCTATTGCTTCTCCAATCTCAGAGTTTATTTTAACTAAAAGAGTACAACCTGCACGAATAGGTAATGATGTATGAAGAGCACCCAATCTATTTTGAGTATCATCTTTAGATTCTGCAGAACCACCAGTGCTGGAGATTATTGCTACTCCAGTAATAATTGGAGATAGAATATTTTCAAAAAAATCAAAACTTATGATTCTCATCTCAGGAGTTTTGAACACATCAACGCGATTTGCTCCGTCAGGTGATATAATAGTAAATTTTTCGAATACTGACCCTTGTGCTGATGCCATTTACGGTATATTGTTAAGATTACTAGAATTTGATCCGGAAGATCCTCCCGATGCAGAACTATTTAATCCACCACCAGTCGGAACTTTAATTATCTTTTCAACTTCGACTGGCATAATAATGACTTGATCAGAACCTCCATCATCTGTGGGGACAGAAATATTATCTGGAGAAACTTTTGGTTTTACAGATGAAATTTTAGCACCCTTTCCAATAGCAACATTGACTGAAGTTGGTTTGACTGCTTCATAAGCTGCAATAAACTTCTCTTCAGCAGGAGTTCCGGAAGATCCACCAAGTTCAACTCCAATGCATCCTGCAGTTCCATTACTACCAATATCACTGTGTACCAATAATTGACTTCTGTTGCCGATTGAACCACTTAGATTGTTGATGTAAGCAGACCAAGTTCCTACCCCATCAATATATCCATGTCTTTGGAAGTCCAATAAAGGATAACGACCATCTGGTAATGGATTCAAAGCTCCAGAAATATTTGCCCTGTCACTTTGAGAAGCATTTGCAGTTCTGAACACTCCACTGATTGCTTCCCATGATCCAATTTTCTTACCAGTGGCATCATTCAGAACCAATTTGCCAGTAGCACCATCACCATGTCCAATAAAATCAAGACTTCCTCCTGGTTGTATTGGTCCACTTGAAATTTCCACATTATCACCACTTGGTGAAGGTTTCCTAGTTAGGAAACCACCAGTGCCAGGAGCAGATTTTTTAAATATGCCCTGGAGGTTTTTGATATTTTTTCTGAAAATCTCTATGGATTTTTTACTCTTTCCTAAAGACTTTGCAAACATCAAATATGATTTTTTGGGAAAACTTCCTGAAGTTGTTTTTATATTAGTCTTCTTTGAATCGGAAGTTTTACTTTTTGGAGGAACGACTCCACCTCTATTTCTCATCAACGGTTGTTGTCGCACTGGAGCAGGTGGATTAAAATCAGATCCACCAACAGTATCTCCAACTCTTATAACACTTCCATCAGACATTACGTTTGGATCATCGGCATTTCTGGTTGTAACTTCATCAACTTCATCATAACCTAAATCCAACTCAGAAATACCAACATTCAAATCTTTATCTAAAGTCTTTAATTCACTTTCTATAGGATTCAAATCAACTTTTGATTTTGCATAAGTCGGAAATAATTGATCAAAAATAAACCCAAAACCAGTTCCGATAACACCAAATATTTTACCAGCAATGTCTAAAGCAGGTTTTACCTGATCAATGAAGTTACTTACATTTTCTATTATTTTTGGTAACTGATTTACAAGAAATCCCAACAATAAAGTTCCAAAGAAATTCATCGCTGTATCAAATATGGGCATAACTTTTGATGTTATCTTCTGTGCCCCTGCTTTCAGAAAACTTGTAACTGGTTTAATTTTTTCGGTTGCCTTTTCTTTTTCCTCTCTTTTTGCTAATTTTGCCTGTTTCCTTAAAAATTTATTTTTATTGATCTTTGCTTTTTGAAGATCTTTTCTAGACTTCAAAATGAAACTGTCTAATTCAGTTACACTTATTTTTACTTTGTTTAGTTGAATATTGTCCATTTATCAGGCTCCAAATATTCCTAATTGTTCCTTCATAAACCCAATAAAGAAATTGGAAGGATCTTCGGCACCTAATACTGGAATAGAATCACCAGCAGGTTTTGGTTGATCTCCTCCAAGAGATGTCATCGTTGTTTGTTTTTGTGGTGGCATCATAGTAACACCACTTCCCTTACGTTTGGCAGGAGGTTTTAACTTTGAAGCACCACCACCTCCACCACCAGACGATGGTGTTATTTTTGCAGCAGAAGCACCACCTCCACCTCCTCCTCCAGATGACATTGTAGGAGGTTTTTTGTTTGTCATCACTTCTGACAAACTACTTAGAACTTTTGCAAATTCAATATTTGCTTTTTCAAATTCTAAATTATTTTTTATTTGAGATTCGAAAGTTTTTTGAATTACATTATACATTTCACCACCAGTAGAATTCATAGCTGCTAAAGTACTGCTCCCCCAAAGATTAGTTGCATCTCTGTTAATAACAAATTCACCTGGTGTCAACATTGCAGAAACACTATCCTTATTTGGTCCCAATTCATTTCCTGCAACTTTACCACCAGTATTCATTTCAGCAGATTCTTTATTATTCTCTTCATTTTTAGCACCAGTTATAAAGTCATAAATTTTACCACCAACAATATCTCCAAATATACCACCAGCAACTGTGCCAAAAAATGGAATAGGCACCAATGATCCTAATGCACTACCTAACATGGCACCTACTGATTTTGCTGCTGCTCTTCCAATAGGTTCTCCGAGTGCCAATGATACTGCAAAATCAATTAGACCACCAAAGATAGGAACTCTTTTTAAAAGAGGTCTTAAGAATTTAGTAATTCCTTTTAAACCCAACTTTGATACAACTTTTGATCCTGCTTGAGATGCAATATCCTGGACTCTAGTAATTGATTTTGCTACAATATTATTTCTAACTCCACCGGAAGCATTTCTAATAAGACCTCCTCTTGGTTTTTTTCCAAATCTATCGTTTCCGGCACGATCTCCAAATCTTCTCCTAAATCTCTGTTCTGCTGGAGATACTCTGGATCCTCTTGGTCTTCTTCCTCTTCCTGCACCACCGGTAACAAATCTACCGATTGCTCTTACTGCTCTAAAAAGAGTTACAAGTTTTCTTACCACACCAGCTATTAAAACACCACCGGCAATACCTACAACCCATCCCCAATTTTTGGCAATACCATCAAATATTGCTTTTATACGTTCAATGTTTTCTGGTTTCAGTGCTTGATTAATTATAAATCCACCGACAAGTGCTCCAAAAAATCCCAGTATTTTGTCAAATACATTCTTGATTGGTGCCCCAATTTTACCGACAATACCACCAATTGCACCACCAACTTTCTTCAGTGCTTCAACATCTTTTTCTTTCTGTTGCTTTTTCTTTAAATCTGCTGCCTTCTGTGCATTCTTTAGATCCCTCTTCTCTTTATTAATACGAGAAGAATAATCTAGTTCCAATTGCTCTTTTATACTGACAAGAGACTCATTGATCTGTATTAAAGTATTTTTTCCAGTTTCTGGTGACAGAGATGCAATTGTACCTTCTTTTTTAGCGGTTCCTTTTGCCTTAAGAATATTTGTTATTTTTGTAATTTTTTGTTGGTTGAGGGCAACCTTAGAACCTAGTTCACTAAATTGTTTTTTACTTATTTTATCTCTACGATCTCTTGCTATCTTACCTTCTAACTTACTTACTCTAATCTCTAAATTATCAGTGCGTTTATCTGCACTGTCAGCACGTTGTTCTAAGTCCGATACCCTGGGTTCTAAATTATCAGCCATTTTGTTGTTGTGCCTTTAGATTTTCCTCTTCAATATATTGTGAGAGCAGAGTCACATAAATTTCTCTCTCCCAAGGTATCATATTCTCTAGTTCTGTTAATGAGTATTTATGATGTTGCATGAGGGCAAAGTTAGTTCTATAAAAATTCTCAAGGCTCTCATGCGACATCGCTAGTTGAAAAAACTTGCTAATCCCTCAAGAACTACTTCACTCTCAACTTCAGTATTTGGATTTTTAACTTTGATGGTATGAGAAAGTTTTGGCATAGTCTCAAAAAACTTCTCAACTTCTTTGAACTGCTTGGTGTTCATCTGATCGACAAAATCCTTGAGTTCTTTCTTTGTGCAGTCAGATGCTGACCAAGATTCTTCTTCATTGAAAACCGTATTGATACATGAAGTAATCACACTCAAAGATTTATCAACATCACTTGAATTTTCACCAACCTCAAAATTACTTTCAACAAATTGATTCAGTGAAGGATACTTCATCTGGAGTGAAAGATTATCATCCAATTTAATAATATTTGAATGCTCGGGATCTTTTTTTACTTTAATTTCATCAATGAAGATTTCAGTGGCAACTTGTGTCTCTCCATCATCAGGACAAGTTATATTGACTTCTACAGTTTCTCCAACTGATTTTGCTCTAACATTTAAGAAGAGATATTCAATATCAAAAGTAGAAAGGTCATTGACCTTAACACCTCTGCTCATTACACAATCAGAAAGGACGGTTTTGATTGCATCAGAAATTTGTTTGGTATCTTCAGATTCCAATGCCATAATCAAAATTTTCTCTTCTCTTACCAAGAAAGGACGATACTTTATTTTTTTCCCAGTAGAAGGCAATTCCAACTCATAAGTTGGAGTATTAATTTTTGGTAAAGGCATAACAACCCATTATAATTTCAGTTGTGATTATTTATCAGGCAATATTAGATCCCGTTCCAATTAAATCATTTGCACCGATAGAATTATTTCCTCTCTGTGGAAGTCCATGACTTACAATATATCTATCATAACCAAATTGAACACTAACTTTGAGGAGTTCTGCAGATCCATATTTGACCTGCATTGAAGTCATACCTTTTGGAAATGCATTAACAAATTCATAAGTCAAATAATCCTTAGAAGTTTGAAAATCTTTTTCAAACTTTGTTATTGACAATGTATCAACTTTGTATCCGCCAGTTGCTTTTTGGGATGAACTGGTAGGATCTCCTAAAGGATAATTAAATTTACGATAGTATCCTCTCGTGTTAGTTTCGGGAGTCTTTGTATGGTGAATGGTTCCAGAAATATAATCCATCCAACCTTCAAAGAACTTTAGCATTTTATATTTTTTATCAACATAGAAAGTAAACTCACTATCAACATACAATCTAGTATGTGCAAACTGTTGAGTTATACCCTGAAAATTGTCTTTGACTTCTGCTGTTGCAAATGAACTTGTAGGCAAAGTTGCCTCAGTGCAAAGTACTCCAACATATTGATTATACCAGTCTTTTTCTAATTTACCATACTTTTCACTGTTGAGTAAATCCTGCAATGCTTTAGGCATACCAGAAATGTATACCTGATAGTGATTATCTAGTGCTGGATTAACGAGGTCCTGTTTAGTCAGGGCACTCATTTTATATCCTTGAATAAGTGAAGCCACTCTAAATACCTTATATGGACTTTTATTATTAATTATTTAGATGGCATATAGAGGAAAATATCAACCATCCTTTCCAAGAAAGTATAAAGGAGACTCTTCAAACATAGTATATCGTTCTTTATGGGAACGTAAATTCATGGTTTACTGTGATAGAAATGAAAATATTTTAGAATGGGGAAGTGAAGAGATTGCACTTCCATACAGATCACCAGTTGATAACAGAGTTCATCGTTATTTTCCAGACTTTTACATAAAGGTCAAAGAAAATAATGGAAGAATCAAAAAGATGATTGTTGAGATCAAACCACTAAAACAATGTATTGAACCCAAGGTTCAAAAGAAAAAGACCAAAGGATACATCTTTGAGGTTGTCGAATACGCCAAGAATCAGGCAAAATGGGCAGCAGCAAAAGAATGGTGTTTAGATCGTGGTTATGAATTTAAGGTGCTTACAGAAAACGAGTTAGGTATAAAATAATGGCACTAACAGGATATGAAAAGAATAGACTGAATGACTACACAGTCTCTGAATTAATATCCATTGCAAGAAATTATTATGTAACTTTCAAACTACCATCTGGTGAAACTAGTACAAACTATGGAAGATTGAATAAAAACCAACTTATAAGTGAGATTGAAAAAGATAGAGATTATAGATCTGGAGCACCAACAAATTTAACCATAGAAGAATCTGACATCAGACCTACTGACGATGATGGAAATAGAATCAGAGCAGTAGTGAACAGATTGATTGGTTCTGAAGGTGCTGATTCATTATGGAATCAAATATCAAATGTATTGAGTTCAGATACAGATATGGTTCCAGAAATAGGAGAACTGTATACATTTAAATATGTGGCAAAGACTCCAAATATAGTCTATGATCTTTATCCATTGATTGTTGCCGAAAATTACTTACAGTCTCAAAACGGAACAGTTGGATTCATTGGATATAATTTTCACTGGAATAAGTATAGAAAGTATACGTGGGAAGAAGTCCAAACACCCTTATATAAAGTTCGTACAGGGGAACTTGCAGACTTAAGGGAAATTCCTTACGCTAAGTTTCTAAATAGTTAGAAAAAAGATAGATGGGAAGAAAGAAAAGATTAAGTGCTACACAAAAAGAAGCCCAAAGAAAACTTGCTGAACAAGTAAGAGATTTAAATGCTAAAAAGGCAGAGGAAGATGCTGCCAGACCCATCAACACGGTTAGGATTAAAACTGCTGGCAGGGGTGGAAGTCAAAAATCATATCAAAGATGGGATGGAAAACAGTGGGTAACTGGAACGGGAAAAGATGCCGCAAAGTATAAAGGATTATATAATAACCAACAAGAATTAAACAAGCAACAGTCAACTAAACAGGCACCTACTAGTGCAGCACCAAAAACACCCCCAGCTCCAAAAAGAGAAAGAAGAATACCTAAAACACCAAAAAAGGAAGAGTTTGGCAATCTTAGGTATCCACAAGATTTAATAGAAGAAGGTCAAGATTTTATCAAGTTTGAGGTTTTTAATTATAAGACCAATAGAGCCACAGTGACTCGTGATGATAGCAACTTGATAGAAAAATCATTGGGAACTGTAATTCTTCCAATACCATCCCAAATCAATGATCAAAGTTCAGTTAATTATCAAGACAGTGGATTGAACTTTATGCAGGAACAAGGTGTGGGTGCAGTTAAAGATGTAATTGGTTCTGGTGGAATTGGAGAATTCTTTGGAAATACTGCAGGAGCAATTGGAAATGCATTAGACACGGCAGGTGAAAATAAGCAATTAATTAATAATTTTATTGCAAAATCTGCTGTTAATGCAATCGGTGGAAATATAACTGTAGATCAATTGACTGCAAGAACTACAGGTCAAGTAATAAATCCAAATATGGAACTGCTATTTTCGGGTCCAGTGCTTAGAGAATTTAATTTCACGTTCAAGTTTACTCCGAGATTTAAAAAAGAAGCCGACGTAGTTAGAGATATTATAAAAGTTTTCAAACGTAACATGAAACCTAAAGGTTCTGGTGGTGACTTTTTAACAACACCAAATGTTTTTAGAATTAGGTATATGATGGGAGAAGAGGACCACAAATTTTTAAATAAATTTAAGATCTGTGCTTTAAAATCTGCAAGTGTCAATTACACTGCCGATGGTGTATATGCAACATATCATGATGGAACTCCAATTTCAATGGAGTTGCAATTAACTTTTGGTGAATTGACTCCAATTTATAACGAAGATTATGATGAATATGGAAACGATACTGGAGTAGGATTCTGATGGGTTACTTTAGAGAATTACCAAACATAGAATATCAATCATTCTTGTCCGATGCAGTTTCATCTCAAGACTATCTGACAGTAAAAAACTTGTTCAGAAGGAACAAGTTACGTGATGACTTGCAAAATGTCTTTACAATGTTTGATAAGTATGAAATTGTACAAGGAGCAAGACCTGATACTGTTGCCGAAGAATTTTATGGCAGAGAAGAACTTGATTGGGTTGTTCTGTTGACTGCAGGAATAATCAATGTAAGAGATGAATGGCCTCTTTCAAACTATGAACTTTATAAGTATGTTGAAAAGAAATATGGAATAGAGGGATTGAACTCTAACCATCACTTTGAAACTATTGAAATAAAGGATTCAAGCAATAGAGTGATCCTTCCTGCAGGCAAACAAGTTGACTCCAATTTCACCTTTAAATATAGTGACAATGGAATCAGTCAAGAAAAAACTGGTTCTGAAGTAAGAATCGGTGTGTCAAACTGGGAATACGAAACTGTATTGAACAATAAAAAATCCTCGATTTATTTACTAAAACGAGAATTTTTACAGCAGTTTTTAAATGATATGAGAGAAATAATGACTTATGGATTGTCCTCGGAATATGTCAACGAATCGACAGTGAAAACCGAGAACACCAAAGTCAAGATTCTTTAGTCGTTTGCAAGAGCAGCAAAGTATGAAAGAGTATCATCGTCATCATTAGAAGACGGTGTGATATCAGGATCATTGAAACCACCACTGCTACTGGACAGGGAGTTCAGTTCTTCC